GTCTTGCCTACCGAAGGTGTGAGTCCAGCGAAAGTTGAGATCTTTTCCCAAGCGATCTTTCCAGACTCCTTGCATTTCATAGCTAGGTCGTCGCCATTGTCCGCCAGGGGTGCATCTCGGAGAAGTTTCTTCTTCTGAGATTGTACCTCCAGCGCCCAACGTGCGATTGTAGCTACGGCAAGGCAGAGTACAGGGAAGCTCACAATTGATCCCATCAACTGTCCTTGAGTCTGTGGTTTTCCACGGATCTTGTGATGTATCAGTGCGTCTATGAAGAGTCTTCGTTCGACACTGTAGAGCTGAATTTCATCTGACACCGCATCTGCGATTGTCTTTGAGATCCAACTTTTCAGGTTGTCCGTAGCATTCTCGTAGTCGCCTGATAGGTAGGCTTCGTCCTCAGCTAGTTCGGCTCCCAGCACGGTGAGAAGATAATTCTCATCTACTGGTTGTCCTATTAGCTTGAAGGCGCGAAGTCTACGCATCACAGAGTGCATGTGTTTTTGTATGCATCTCAAGACAGTTTGGATAAAGGGTGGGCCCTTCGTGATGACTCTAATCTTCAGAGCCTCTGGCAATGCCACAGGTTCAGCTACATTTTCTTCCCGTGATGCTTCTCCTAGGAGACGTATCCACAGGGTTTGGAATGCAGTATTGAAGTCGGAGTCCTCACCTTGGAGCGAACCGCCTATCCAATCCTCATTTTCAATCTGTTCTTCCTCTTGTGTCTGGAAACGGAGGTATCCGCCGGACTTACGTAGTCCTCGTAAGAGTGTTGGGTGCTGTAGGATTGCTCCTATAGCTCCAGCATTTGAACGAGAATTTATGTAGTTCGCGGAAGTGGAAGGGAAGAATGCGGCGACTCTGTCTGCCGTTGAGAGAGTGTGTCCCTTGAAGACCTCTTTGACTGTTCGTCGAAGTTGTGCTTCAAAGGATCCTCGTGAGAGCTGCAAGCTTATTTCTGGGCTTGTGTTCTCCTCTACGGTCGACCAGTCGACCAGCCATTCTCCTCTATCCTCTTGCTTCTGTTCGGTTTCTTGGGTAAGAGTTTCGACCATTTTGTTCTCAGCCCTCTTGAGATCCTTTGCGTTTGCACGAGGCATTCCTTTCTTAGCTTGTTTTATGCTAGCTAGGAATGACATCTTCGTGAGACGGTCAGATCTTTTGAGAAAAACTGTGACAAAACGTCCTAGACGACCTCCAAAGAGGTTTTCAGGACGGTCTATTAGAGGATCGAATGGACATTTGGGGAGGGGTTGGTTGGTGTGGTATGCGAAGAAGGCCGCGAGTTTATACTTTGCGATCTTCATCCATCCCACGCCAGACTCCTTCTCTATGTTCATCCAGTGCTCTATGGACTTTTCGAGTTTTACTCTACCCTTGAAGCCGAACAGGCGGCATACGTCTGTTAGGACCTCCAGACACTCCTCGATGTTTTCCCGTATTCCTTTTACGGGGGAGTCTCTACTACCATGGGCAGGTGTTGCTTGCGACAACTGCGGTGTTTGTCG